CTTTTCAAATGGCTGCTTTAGCGCCAGTGAAAATAAGTTCAATCCTGGATATCACCGTGTCGCCGTATACAAACAGCACCACGGTCGGATCGGACTCGACTTTGAGCCCCGAAGGGATTTCTCCCCAAGGTGTCGCAAAGTGGGTTAACCGAGCGGGAGGAATCCCTATCGGCTACCCTGCCTTGACGATGTCGGTGCGTCCACCTACCAAGGTGAGCCGCAACTACAAAGTCACGGTGAAGTACGTTTCTCCAACTCTCGAGCAGACGTCTCCCTCGACGGCAACCGGTATTCAGCCGGCTCCGACGAAGGCTTACGATCTTCTCGCGACAATGGAGTTTATCCTGCCAGAGCGGTCTACTCTTGCGGAGAGAAATGCTTTCCTCCGCAACGTAGCCTCTCTGTTCTTCCGCGGTATCCGTGCGTCCGATGGTGCGCCTGACGATGTGTCAGCCTCGCCTCTCGAACTCGCTGTTACCACGTTCGAAAACGTGTATTAATCCACACGTTGTAGTTTATAAACTCCAGGAGAAGCCATGTCTTCTAAGAAGTATGGCCCGAGATTTCTTAAAGAGATCTCAACGTACCGCGTACCCGAGGGAGTTACAACCTCGGCTGTAGAATCGTTCTTATCTGCTCTGGATTGCCCTCGAGCATTGACTGTTGCCATACTCTTCAGAAATGGAGAGCATGACCAGCTGTCTCAGCTCGGGTTCGATCCCCTCCATTACAATTCTGTAATGGAGTGTCGCGATGCTTACAGCGCTACGAAGTTCTTGTCTAAGTACTCAGAATTGTTACTGAGTGCCGACTTGGATCAAGTAGCGTTTCAGAAATTCGATGAATTCGAATCTCTTTGTAAGCAGTCGAATTATCGTTTTAGGTTCTTAGAACGCGACCCTTTATATAAAGGTCGTGTCGTGTGGTTGCATCACGCAATCACGCGAAAAATCTCTAAGATCCTTGGCGATTTCGACGCGGATGAGTTCTTTTCTACACCTGACTGGGGACCTGGTGCCACTACGTTGATAAAACGTAGGGACGCCAGCTCAGCCAAGAAGTTCCGGTGTGAAACCGGAATTACGCGTGATCTGTACGACCTTATCCCCAACGATCTTCTTGTAGGTATGTTTCCTACTTGGGGCCGTCATCTTGTCTCTTCGGGTTTTTACCCGAATTTTCAAGTGGGTAATAAGGTTATCACTGTACCGAAGGATGCGTCAACGAATCGAGTTATTGCTATCGAACCTGGAATCAATCTTTGGTTCCAGAAATCGGTTGGCAATATGATTCAGAGACGCCTTCGTCGGTGTGGTATCGACTTACGCTATCAGTCTAGGAATCAAGAATTAGCTCGTCTGGGTAGTTTGACTAACCAGATAGCTACTATTGACCTCTCTTCTGCTAGTGATTCCATAGCACGATCCGTCGTGGAGGAATTGCTTCCTCCTCGATGGTTTCATATTATGGATGCTTGTCGGTCCCACTACGGCAATCAAAGCGGTCGAACTTTAAAGTGGGAGAAGTTCTCCAGTATGGGGAACGGCTTCACTTTTCAGCTCGAGTCTTTGATATTCTTTGCAGTTGCATTTTGCTGCACTGAGTATCTTAACGCAGATTTATCTTGCGTTAGCGCTTACGGAGATGATGTTCTTCTTCCGTCTGCCTGCTTTGATCTGTTCCGAGAGATGTTGGGTTTCTACGGCTTTCGTCTAAACGTTAAAAAGAGTCACTTCGACTCACCGTTTAGGGAGAGCTGTGGAGCTCATTATTTCTCTGGAGTTGATGTTAAACCAATCTTTCTTAAAGAAAGATTGTCATCTGTTCTGACAGTTTATCGGTTCGCAAACGCTGTTCGTCGCCTGTCCCACCGCCGAAATTTGCTTCTCGGTTGTGATGACAGATTCCGACCATTGTTTGAATCGCTTATGTCGTCAGTTCCGGAGGCTTTTCGTCTCCGGATCCCTGATGGCTTGGGCGACGGTGGTTTCATCGGTAACTTGGATGAATCCACCCCGAGCTACGCTAAGCACGGTATCGAAAGATATCTCGTGCGTAACGTATCAGAGGTAAGTAAAACTTACCAGGATGACACAATCGGCTATTTATTAGCCTCACTGTGGCAACTTGAAAAGTCTTCGCTTGAGGATAGTATCCCTCTCGCTCGGATTTTCCAGGTGCATCAGCTCTTCCGTTCACG